CACTAACGGTGCGTATGTTTTCGTTCCTGACATGACTGGAGCTACACCAGGGACAATTCTTGGTCGGCCGATTATCGAGTGCCCAGACTATGCCGATATAGCGGCTGGCGCTATCGTAGCCACATTCGGAGACTGGAAAACTGGTTTCTGGATAGTGGATCGTCAGGGCATCGAGGTTCTGGTAGCTGATCAGCTCTATGCAGCCAACGACCTGGTAGGATTTTTTGCTACGAAGCGGACCGGTGGCGCAGTGATAAGATCCGAAGCCTTAGTGCATGTGAAAATTAAAGTTACTTGATAATGAAAAAGATTAATATCGTTTTTCTGGTTGACGTTGAAGTTCAGGGTAGAAAATACAAGCGGGGGGAGCGAGTGTCTCTCCCCGCTCATCTTGCTATGGAATACCTGAAAAACGGATGGGCTGAAGAGCATAAAATGCTTGAGCCGTCAAGGAGAAAATGATGGGACTTCTATCGATTGAGGAAATCAAAAGCTATCTCGGCGAAACCTCCTCACAATGGGACGGAGCGCTGACTTTTCTCAATGATGCGGTCTGGCAGTTTCTGAAGCACGAACTACAATGTGATATCATCAGGGCTGAGTATACGAATGAAGAGTGCCGAGTCAAAGATTATTCTCATACATTAGTTCCGAAAAACTTTCCCATTGTTTCAGTTTCGAAACTGACTGACTCCGATGGAATCGAATACACTGAGGGTGTAGATTTTGACCGGCACGGATTTTTCCTCTGGCGACGGTCTGGAATGTGGACACCGCATACAACCTACTTTCTGAGCTATATTGCCGGCTGGGAGACGTCGGAGCTATCAGACCTGAAGCAAGTCCATCTGGAGCTCATAGCGGCCGCGCTCAAGCCATACAAAGACAAAAGCTGGGGCGAATCAAGTCGGAGCTTCCCGGATGGCTCGGTGACGAAACGAGAAGAGTTTGAGCTCACGCCATACCAGAGCAAGGTTCTGCTGAATTATAGGAGACCGGTGCTATGACCAGAGTTGAAGTTTCTAAACGAGTCGAGGCGCTGTCAATGTTTCTGAAGGCGGTCAGGAAAATAATGACAACCTGGCTCACTGACACAGTGAAAGAAGCGAAGGTATCGGCAGGGTCGCTGAAAAAGACGGCGGGTATCAGAAAGGGAAGTAAGTCCGGACAGCTGATGAGAAATATCGATTTCATTCTCCAGGAAAGAGGGAATGTCCTTCACGGCGAAGCGGGGACAGGAGTCGGCCGGGCAAAGAGTGTTGTCTATTCTCACATTCAAGACAAGGGCGGGACAATCAGGAAAAAGAATAAGCTGTTGACCGTTCCGCTTGGCGACACGAAGGGCCGCATAGCTAATTTCCCGGACGGATTTTTTGTCAAAAGCAAAAAGGGGAATGTTCTATATTGCCAGAGACAAGGAAAGCGGCTGAAGCCATTGTTTGCGCTGAAAGAAAAAGTTGAAATCCCGGCCACTAGTTGGTTCTCAAGTGTCATAGACAAGAGACAGCCGATTCTGAATGACATGCTGAAACCAGAAAATATTTTTCAGGAAGCTTTGAAACTTGCCGGAGGGCTATGATGCCACCTGAAACACCGAAACGTCTACAGGTTCTGGACCGGATAGGAGAAATCCTACAGTCTATTACAGCTGGAGAAACATATTTCTACACGCCCGGGGCGGTGATGAAGAGATTCGTTCACTGGGCTGAGGCGCCGGCGTTTCCATGCTATATGATTTTTTCAGGCAGCGGCGGCAGTATTGAAACAACCGCTCAAGCGACGCCGCATGTCGAGCACACGGAAACTTTCGAGGTGTCTATCAAGGGGTATGTGAAAGATGACACTGATACAGTGTCAATGATGGAAAAGTGTATAGCTGATATCAAGCGGGCTATCTACGCTGACTTTCGTTCACAGGCCGCAGGGTCGCTTGGTGTTCTGGCGGTCAATCTAGAATTTCTGGAGCCGCCGACTACTGACGACGGTTATCTTTCGCTCGAGGGGTTCGGGTTTTTCGACCTTCGGGTGGAAGTTTCGATTATAGATTATCTCTGAGGAGGGAAAAAATGAGAATAAGATGGATTAGTGGCAGTCATGCCACTCAGTTTGGAGTGTTTCACGCCGGGCAGGAAGTTGAGACAAAAGACTACGGAATCCCGGCCGACGTAGTGAAGATCTGGATAAACGATGGTGTGATAGAGGAAGTGAAAGAAACGAAAGAAGAGAAAAAAGAAAGACTTGCTAAGGAAAAACAAGGAGAGTAAAACATGGCTATTTTACAACGGTTGAATGTTTCGGCTCTGAAGAAGGCCGCTACCTGGGGGACAGAAGTCAACGTCAACACTGCTGGGACAGCAATCCGTCCATTGAATCCTGGAGCACCGCAGGCAAGACTACAGATGCTTCCTGATGAGACGAGGGGCGCGTGGGAGCAGTATCTTAAGCCCGGGCCGTCTGACCCGATAGACTTCACACTGGATTTTCAATATCACTATGACGGGCTGGAAAACCTACTTCTGGCTCTGCTTTTCGGCGCCGACACCGCTACAAAGCAAGGCACGACTGATGCTTATTCCCACGCGTTGGCTCCGGCTAACGATGTCTCGGGATTATTTGCCACCTACGCCACACAGAAAGGCGAAAAGGTTCATGTTGTCCCGTCGGTGAAGGTGACGAAGGCTACCTGGGGGGTTGATGGTGGACTGGTGAAACTTTCTGTATCCTGTCGAGGTAGTCATCTCATCGACAACTCCACTATCATCACCTCGCTTGACGCTGTGACAGAGACGGGGAAGCTTCAGGAAAAGGCTGTCTTTTTCAAAGGGAAATGCCGGATGAATGCTCAGAATGGAGGCGCTCTGGCTGATACTGATAGTTTGCTTTTGAAAAATTTCACTGTTGAGTTTGAGCGAAAGATGGACTCCGAGTTGGCTATTGGAGGGAAACACATTCTGGAATCGAAAGAAACCGACAAGCCCACGGTGAAGGTGACACTGGAGTTTCCGAGAATGGATAGCGCCAATGCGGCATATCTTCAGGACTGGTCTGCGGGGAACGAAAAGAAAATGGATTTGACCTTTCCTGGTTCGATTATCGCTGAAACCTATGCCTATGCCCACACACTGTATTTTCCGCGGCTGGTCATAGAAGAGGTTGAATACGCTGACTCGAAAATAATTCCGGCCAAGGTGGTTCTACGCGGGCTGGTAGCCTCAACCGCTCCGACAGGGATGACAGGAAAGACTGCGCCTATTTATGCCGACGTTGTCAATACAGTGGCTACTTCCTACCTGGCTTGAGGTGCAATATGGAAGTGAAAAAGTTTTCAGCGGTAGCCCAATACGAAGCAGAGATTGAGACAAAGTCCGGAGTGGAAAAGCTTATCTTTTCGGTTCGGCCACTCCCACAGTTCCGCGTCGCCGAGTATCGAGACGAACCAGAATCAGAACGGCTGGTAAGCCTTCTTCAGGATGCGGTGGTGGACTGGAACCTGGAGTCTGACGGGCAGAAGCTCCCCTGTGATGAAGAGAACAAGAAAAAATATTTGCCTGCGATTTTCGACCTAATCGATACCAAGGGTGTGGCTATAGGAACTGGACTTCTGACTTTCTGTGGAGATTCGAAAAATTTTTTCGTGGCATGATGCGTCTGTGTGAGTTCGAAGAGAATTTCTGGAGGGCAATCTTGCCTGAGTCAGAACACAAGCCGCATCAGAGCCCGGGAGAGAAGGAAGTGTGCCCGAACTGTCAGCTGGAAAAATTATTCGGTCAGCTGTCTGCTTTTGAGTCCATGATGCTGGAATGGTATGCGTCTTTCTCTTCTGATTTCCTCATCCAGTCGGGAATAGCCGCTGAGGAATGGAAAATGCTGCCGTTCGAATCTGATGGAGATAGAAGAGTCGGGGCGTCGATAATATCACTGATTCATTCTACACGGGAAAAAATCTCGGCAGAGAAAATGACGGAGGCGCAGCGTGGCTGATATCAAGCTTATCCTGGATGTCGATTCCTCTGGCGCTATCAGAAATATTCAGACGACC